TCAATGCAAGAAAAGCAGTGGAATTGGGATTTGCAGATACAATTCTATTTTCCGGTGAGGAGGAGAAAGTGGAGGGTGAGCCGCTGGAAGCTGTGATGTTTTCTAGAGCGGCAGTAGCCAATTCACTACTAACCAAGCTTATCCCACCCAAACCAGGGAATAGAACACCAATTGAACAGCTGGAAAAAAGATTGAGCCTGATCGCTCACTAATTTGAGGAGGAAAATGATATGAACAAAATTCTTGAACTGAGAGAAAAGAGAGCAAAAGCCTGGGAAGATGCGAAAGCTTTCCTGGATAGCAAAAGAGGAACTGACGGTATGCTTTCTGATGAAGACACTGCCACATACGACAAGATGGAAGCTGAAGTAGTCAACCTGGGAAAAGAAATCGAAAGGCTGGAGCGCAGAGCCTCCATCGATGAAGAGCTTGCCCGTCCAACTTCATCTCCTATTACCAATAAGCCAGGAAGTGCCATGGGTGGAGAAGAGAAAAAGGGTAGATCCTCCAATGAGTATCGACAAGCATTCTGGAAAACCATGAGAAACAAGAACAGCTATGATGTACAGAATGCCCTTCAGATTGGTACGGATTCAGAAGGCGGCTATTTAGTGCCAGACGAGTTTGAAAGAACCTTGATTGAGTCACTTCAGGAAGAGAACATCTTCAGAAGCATCGCCAAGGTCATCACCACTTCATCCGGGGATAGAAAGATTCCAGTGGTGGCATCCAAAGGGACTGCATCCTGGGTGGATGAGGAAGGTCCGATTCCTGAATCTGATGATACTTTCACTCAAGTGTCCATTGGCGCTTATAAGCTTGCAACCATGATCAAGGTATCTGAGGAGCTTCTTAATGACAGTGTCTTTAACCTTGAAGGCTACATTGCAAGGGAATTTGCGAGACGAATCGGGGCCAAGGAAGAAGAAGCCTTCTTCGTGGGTGATGGTTCCGGTAAACCTACAGGTATTTTCAATGCCACTGGTGGAGCAGACCTTGGTGTGACTGCTTCTTCTGCTACAGCCATCACCGTTGATGAGATTATGGATCTTTTCTACAGCTTGAAGTCACCTTATCGAAAGAATGCCATTTTCGTCATGAACGATGCAACAGTAAAAGCCATTCGAAAACTGAAGGATGGCAATGGCCAGTATTTGTGGCAGCCTTCCATCTCTGCCGGTCAGCCTGACACCATCTTGAATCGACCTGTAAAGACTTCTGCCTATGTACCAACCATTGCAGCGGGAGCCAAGTCCATCGCCTTTGGTGACTTTGGATACTACTGGGTAGCCGATAGACAAGGTCGTTCTTTCCAAAGACTTAATGAGCTCTTTGCAGCCACCGGGCAGGTAGGATTTAAGGCAAGCCAGAGAGTGGATGGGAAACTGATTCTTGCTGAAGCCATCAAGGTTCTTCAGCAGAAAGCGTAGGTGATGCTCTATGAGTAATGTCAAGAACTATACCGAGCAGGGTGGAGAAAAAACGGTTATCGGTGGCGAGCTTTTAATCACCGCTGAGGGGAAGCTTACTTTTGATGGGGTGGAGGTTAAACCCTCTGCCCTTCAGGCTGAAAGCACCGCAGCTGATGTGCCGGCATTGGTTTCTGATTTTAATGCACTTCTTGCAAAGCTTAAAGCTGCAGGACTTATGGCATCAGAATAGGGAAGGGGGTAGACGGTGATGTCAGCTTTACTTGAGAAAGTGAAAAAGAATCTGATACTTGATCATAATGAGGACGATGAGCTCATCGTAAGCTACATCACCGCTGCTACCTCTTATGCAGAAGGCTATCAGAAAAAAGTATCAGGATTTTATGAGATAAATCCAATGGATCCGACCACAGAACAGGCTGTCATCATGTTATCATCTCACTTCTATGAAAGTCGGGATGGTAGCACTGGCGGCTTTTTTCAGGATAAGGTGGATGCCAGTGAGCAGGTTTGGCGTGTGGTGAACATGCTCCTACGAATGAATAGGGATGTGGTCATATGAGTTTTGGAATGATGCAGACCTTTATTGAAATCTACAGCACCAACTCGGTGAAAGATGAAGAGGGTTTCGTGACAAAAGAAGAAACCCTTCTACTAAAAACCAGAGCCTACAAAGAAAACAGACATGGCAATGAAGCCTGGAAAAACAGGGCAAGCTTTACAACAGCCACTGCCCTTTTCAGGTTTCGCAAGCCGTCTTCCATCGAAATCAGTACGACTCATGTACTGGTGTGTAAGGGTGAAAAGTACAATATTCTGAGCGTGGAAGATATCAGAGAAAAAGGCATGTATATGGAGGTGCTGGCGGAAAAAGTGACAGGGTCAAAGGGGTGATGAACATGGCAAAAGCAATTTTCAAGATGCCAGAGGATTTTATCAATAAGCTATCAAAGCTAAATAACAAGTTCGATGAGATAGTACCAAGGGTCCTTCAGGAAGGTTCAGAGCCAGCTATCAAGAAGGCCAAAAGCAATCTAGCCCTTCGCATCGGTCAGGGAACAAAGGAACCATCCCAGTCAACGGGTGAGCTACTAGCCTCTCTTGAAACCTCGAAGCCGATGCAGAACTATAAAGGGGATTGGACGCTTCGTGTGGGTATTCCGACAACCAAAGACAGTAAAGGTGTATCCAATGCACTAAAGGCAGCGGTTATCGAGTATGGTAAGTCCGGTCAACCACCAAAGCCCTGGCTCAAGCCCTCAAAAAGAGCATCTAAAAAGGATTGTATGGAAGCAATGAAAGATGCGCTGGATAAGGAGATTGAAAAACTATGAGTTTACTTGCAGATATAAACCACATACTAGCGCCCCTAAACATTCCTGTGGAGACCGGTGTGTTTTCAGATGCACCACCAGAGGAATACTTGGTCATCACACCTATGTCAGACAGGCTTGATCTCTTTGCAGATAATCAAAGCTATATGATTGTGTCAGAAGCCAGATTGTCTCTTTTTACAAAGAAGAACTATACCAAGCGGAAAAAGGAACTGACAAAGGCTCTGCAAGCAGGCGGCATGACCATAACGGATAGGCAGTATGTGGGTTACGAGAATGATACTAAATTTCATCATTACGCCATTGACGTAATGAAAGAATATGAAACGGAGGAAGATTAAATGGCAACGATTGGTTTGGATCAATTATATTATGCCAAGATCACAGAGGATCAAAATGGCATCGAAACCTATGGAACGCCTAAAGTGCTGGCGAAAGCCATGACAGCAGAGCTTAGTGTGGAGCTGATTGAAGCAATCCTTTATGCGGATGACGGAGCATCTGAGGTCGTGAAGGAGTTTAAAAGTGGATCTCTTAGTTTAGGGATTGATGATATTGGGTCCTTGGTGGCACAGGATTTGACGGGCTGCAAAATCGACAGCAACAATGTAGTGGTATCAAGAAGTGAAGATGGTGGAAGTCCTGTAGCCATAGGGTTTCGTGCCAAGAAGGCCAACGGAAAATATCGTTATTTTTGGCTTTACAGGGTCATCTTTAGCGTTCCTGCCACAAGCCTTGCTACAAAAGGAGACTCTATTACCTTTAGCAGCCCCACCATAGAAGGAACAGTATTCAGACGAAACAAACTGGACGGTGAAAGCAAGCATCCTTGGAAAGCAGAAGTCACTGAAGGGGACAATGGGGTAGCACCATCTACGATTTCCAGTTGGTTTACCTCGGTTTATGAACCGGACTTCACACCGGTAACGCCGACCATAACCATCACAACTGAGCCGGCTACCCTGACTGAAGTAACAGCTGGTAGTATCACAGGAAGTCTTTCTGTTGTGGCAAGCTCCAATACTTCAAATCCTGTGACGTATCAGTGGTATGAAAATACCGTTGACAGTTCTACTGGCGGTACAATCATCAACGGGGAAACATCTGCAAGCTTTGATATACCAACAGACCTGCTGGCAGACACTTACTACTATTACTGTGTTTTAAGCTCTAGTGGGGCAGAGAGTGTAACAACCTCAGTAGCTACTGTTGTTGTATCGTAAGGGAGGAATGATCATGGCAGATGAAAAATTGAAGATTGATGAAGCTGCTGAAGAAAGAAGCACCACCATTGATATTGGGGGTACTGAGTTTAAAATGGTTCTCACCACCAAAGCTACAAAGGAAATTGCTAAACGGTATGGTGGGCTTGAAAACCTGGGTGAGAAGCTGATGAAAAGTGAGAACTTTGAACTCGCACTTGAGGAGGTTGTGTGGCTCATCACACTTCTGGCCAATCAGTCCATCCAGATTCATAACATCAAGAATAAGGATGATAAAAGAGAGCTGATTACAGAAGAAGAAGTGGAGCTTCTCACCACGCCTTTTGATCTAGCTAATTACAAGAATGCTATTATGGCAAGCATGATGAAAGGCACTCAGAGGAATGTGGAGAGTGAACCCTCAAAAAACGAGGATGTCGGGTAAGTGATCAGGAACTCTTTACCCGACTGATTTACTATGGAACGACTCATCTAAACCGCAGGGAAGAAGAGGTTTGGCTGATGCCCATCGGCTATTTGATGGACCTTTGGGAATGCCATAAACAGTTTATTGGTATCTCAAAACCAAGAAAGGAATACTACATCGACGATGTTATTCCTGAGTTTCTATAAATTATTCCTATTAAATTTCAATCTTGTCATATATAATAATGTGTATGGCGAACCGAATGGAGGGATAAAATGTCAAATAATACAGGCTGTAGTTGTTGTGGTAACATTGT